ATGCTTATCAACTGCTGCCCGACAAATTAAGATTATATCAATATCTTCTTTCGTGTACATTACTCACCCTTGCCCTTACACCAAATATCCTTGACTGCCTTCCCTGTTATGACCAGCCCAGCGAAGTAGAGAACCGAGTCGGGGATAGGTGTCATTTTTTTTTCGATAAGACAGAAAATATTCCAAACAATCACAACATCCACCGTTACAATTAAGGCCAGAAATCTTGTCATAGATGTTGGGTCAGTAGCGTTAATCAACTGTTTCATGTAAGCGACAAAACTTTTCACGCTCTGTTTAAAACTCATAATAGATGTCCACCATCCCCTTGAAATCTCTCCCTGCTTCTGTGTAACCGGCAAAGTGAATTTTCCCTATCCTTAGAAAAGAATAACTCGCGTAACCCTCACCTGACAAATTATTGTCGTGAGAACTGAATCCGTATCTTCCACCTACCCGAACCTTGCTTTCTAAGCCGAACAGAGGAATAGGCATACGCTTTTGCAGTATCGAACCGACTCCTGTTTGGGTATCAAGAATCGCTGCTGCATTGGTAATCCCCTCATATGGCTGAATATCTGCATCAGCAATAACCTGTTTATTGATGTCGTCTTTAATCCAGTCAGGAAGTTTTAGCTTCTCAACCACGACCTTTTTCTCAAGGGTAACGATTGTCGGCGGTCCCGGAACTTCTACTCGCTTAATCCTGGTTATAATCTTTGGCTCCGGCTGCTGAATCCAAGTATTGACAGGCGGAGCATTGACAGAATCATACCATCCTTTCACGGAAGATATAGCCATCAACACTCCCAGCAGTATCAATACCGGAATCCCTATCTTTAACGTCATTGTTAAATCAGAAAACTTCATAAATTCCTCCGTCTAACTGACGGTGCATTCAACCCCTCAGAGTATCCTCGCCGATACAGCCTCGCTGACATCATCAATAACCACACGGTAAACAATGGTATGCCCTGCTGTAAATTTATAGAGAGATTGACTTAGATAATTTAATCCATTGGCTTGGATAAGTTCAGTGCCGTTATCATACCACTTCCTAACGACGCATTCAGGACAAGCATCGCCTGTGATTTCCTCAACTGCTTTAAGACTGTATGTTTTGGTAGATATTGAGCCGGGGATCACCTTTGACCTGCCGTTGTCAGGAATCAAGGATAGTTTGATTGTTCCGGAGAATTTAGGTTTTTCGGTCTTTTCCGTACATGAACCATCAGCGCATTGGTCAATCTTAGGTATAGCGCAGGGGGGCTGTTCTATTTCCTTTTCACACTCTGGACATTCTTTTTGAAAGAACGCGAGAATTTTGTCTTTAAAAATAAACCCCGCCACGGCTAACGCGACTACGATCGATAAAATTATTGCCGCTATGATGATTTCCATAAGATTACCTCTAATTACTTTTAATGAGCCTGTGGACTATAGTCCCAAAGCGAATTATCCCAGGCGCAAAGCGCCGCGGGACGTGTACCTTTAATTATTTTCTTTTCTTGCGTTTTTGTCCCGGCATTCGCCGGGCTGCTCGCTTCGCTTTCTTTTGTGCCTGCTTTCGCTTAACTGTGCCTGTAATCATAGTGAGTTTCGTCTTTCGTCATCCTGGATTGCCCGGTCAGGCCGGGCAATGACATTTTTAATGAGCCTGTGGACTATAGTCCCAAAGCGAATTATCCCAGCGCCGTTAGGCGCGCGGGACATGTACCTTATCCGGTCTCAATAAGACCGGTGACTTCCTTCGCCCGGTTCGGGACCTGCGCCGCCCAGGCGCTGTTGCGCATTTCTGTGGCCGCGTTGTCCCAGCGGCCGGTATTGATTGCGGCGACGGCATGGACAAATTTAAGCGCCCTGCTTTTCCCAAGCTGGAAAAGAAAATCAATCAGCGCTATTTTCCGGTTATCCGTAAAAGTGTCGAAGCCGGGGAATAGATCCTCGCAGTCCGACGCGGCGACCTTGATGGATATTGAAAGAAGCTGATCCGCCATTTCATTGGTGATGCGGCCATTCTCTTTCAGGTATCTTCCGATAGCGCCGGGCAGCGGATTGGCGTCCATATTCCAGCCGACGCCGATGGTGTTTGCTCCCGCCGGACATTTATAGGGCTTGAGTTTCCGCCCTTCATGTTTTTCGATGAATTGTTCCGTGTTCATAATGAGCCTTTCCCCATCGCTTCGCTTCGGGGATAATTCCACCAGCGCTTCAAACTGCGCGATGCTTGTTTTTAGCGGGTGTCATTAAGATTTCTCCCTTCGGTCGAAATGACAGGGCATACGCCCTGCTTCGCAATTATTTTTTATTTTTACTCTGAATGCGCGGTGGTTTAGGCCAGGGTTCAGGTCTTAACATTTTATCGCCCTGCCTTATGGCCGGTTTCTTCGCAATTATTTTGGACAATCGCTGCACTTTGGCGATGATTTTGCTTTCCGGTTCGGTTATGGCGTAATTCAAGAGTGCAATTAGGAGCCGGATGGCCTTAAACGTATAGACGCCGGCAGCCAGAAGGATGAGAATGGTCAATGTCAGGGCGATGAATCCACCGGAAAAATATAGTAAAAATGCTACAAAAATGATTAATGTATCCATGTTATTCTCCTCCTCTTCGATTATATGGTTGATTGCATCCCCTTTGTTGATGGATTGTTTCAATCGCTCCAACGCGACTGGTTAAATCGTTTGATTTTGCATACAATTCATTATGCTCGTTATGATTGTCCTGACAGAATGATGTTATTTTTTTGCTGATACTGTCAAATTTTCCTTTTACTTCTTCTCGCCAACGATCTTCGGAATCCTTTTTGAGTTCATCGTTCTTATTGACGATTCGCTGAAACACCATAAAACATACAGGTATGACAAATACTGTGATGAGAATGTGAATGATCGGCGATTCCATTTGGCGACGCTCCCCAGGTTGAGTTGTTCTGGATTCCGGCCTCCGCCGGAATGACAGCGAAGGTCGGAATCCGGTGATTAATTAATTACACAGCCGCTCTGTAGACCACGTAATTGATCTTGTCGCCGCCAGTGAAAGTCTTGTCCGCCGTCACGGTGATCCCGGCGGGAGATGCCGCGGCGATGGCCGACAGAATGGTTGCCGCGCCGCCGTTGACGGACATGGTGACGATGACTACATCCGTGGCCAGGATGCCCGTCACGGGAATGAATTCCGCAGCAGCCAGAGGGCTGTCATTGACGGTGGCAATGCCTGCGGCGAAGACGACAAAGGGAACCTGCGCCAGGCTGGTTTTCGTCACCAGGACATTGATGGTCGAGGTCGTTCCGGTGGAGACGGTTTCCAGGGCAACGCCGAAGAATTTGCCGGAGGCTTTCTTGGAAAGCGTGGTGGTTCCGTCGTAATAGAGCTTATCACCGATGGCGACGGCGGAGTTTCCGGCGTCGTTTGCGGCCTGGACGCTGAGGTCGAATACGCCCTCGGTGTCGAGAACGGCCTTGCCGTCCGCTGAACTGTAACTGGTTTGCGCTACACCCGCAACGTAACCGACCATGACCGGATCACCGGCGACGATTGCCGCGCCTACTGTCATATGCAGGAGTTTTCCGTCCTGAATCTTGTTTTTCATTTTAATACCCCCCTTAAAGGTTTATTGTTTATTCCTGGATTGCCCGGTCAGGCCGGGCAATGACTGTGTTTAAGATTTACGATTTACGATTTACGTTTTACTTTTTATCTCCCTCCCCGTTCGCTTCGCTCAGGGGTTAGTTCGGCTTACGTTTTAAGCGTCGCTACGCTTGCTTTCAACTTGCCTCACTAAGCTCCCTCATTCCGGTACATGCCGCGGTAATCGGAGGCATAGGCGCCGACATCGATGACGACGGCATACTCGAATCCTTCCACGGTGAAGCCGGGCTGGGTCATCTCCAGAATCGGGCCTTTCTGGCCGTTCAGGAAAACGACATTGACCGTCTTACCTTTCGGGCCTAAGATGTAATAGGCGGTCGTGGAATCGTCATCGAGGCGCGGTTCGTATACTCTGGTGAAATAATTGCCGCCGTAAGGATTCACGCGGGTGGATGCCAGGCTGGAATCGGTGGCCACGGTGTTGCTATCCGAGAAATTTCCGGAACGGAAGAAGATTTCCGCCTTGCCTTCGAGCGCCTTCGGAGCGAGGAAGTATTTGGCCGGAATGTTCAGGCGCCGTTTGCCCGCGATGTCCTTCTGCGTGCCGATGGCCAGAATCGCCGCTTCCATTGCGGTAATGCCGGGAACGCCCTTGATGCCGGAGATAGCGTCGTTGGCGTGGTAGGTGGAGCTGAATATCGGATAGCCGTCGCCCATATTGCCGTTTCCGGTAATAATGGCATATGCTACATCACCGATCTTGCGGTTGGCGGCTTCGGCTCGCTTGGCGGGCATTTTAGTCAAAGCGCCCAGATCATCGTTAATCAGCATGACGCGGGTGACTTTGAACTTTTTGCCGTAGCTGGCGATCTTGTAGGTCTCAGGTGCTTTCTCGGAGAAACTTCCCATCTTTATTTCGCCGGAATCGGGGATCTCTTCCAGATCGTCGAATTCGGACAGGCCGTTTTCGGAGTAGGTCTTGAAATCGGAGACGGAGCCTTCTCCTGTCCAGACAGGCCAGGTTTCGGTGGTCTCATCCCAGCCCTGCTGCATGGACTTGGTGGCCAGGTTCGCCAGGATGTTCGGGAAATCGGAGGTTGTCAGGGCGCGGCCGACAATCTCTTTGGCATTGCCGTGATAATTTCTTCCGGATACGCGCAGGCATTCGCGCGCCATCTCGACCAGGGTATACCCGCGGAGCTCTTGAGCGCCGGGCGCCGGTTTCTCGATCTTGAAATTGCCGGAACGAAGAGCCAGAGCATCTTCTGCGGCGGCGCGGAATTTGTCCTGAGCCTCTTCGCCCATGACGATGCCGGACGTGCCGGGATTCTGCGTCTTCGCGCGTTCAAGGATTTTATCCATGATCCGGCGCTGCGCTTCGGCCAGCGTGGGCGGCTCCTTGCCGGCTTCGCCGACAATCAGCTCGCGCGCCATGTCGGCGCATTCGTACTTGCCGCAAAGCGCGTCAATCTCGCGGATACGGGTCAATTCATCGCCTTTGGCCTCGGCCCGGATTTTATCCAGGTCAGCCTCGGTGTCCTTGGGTTTCGGTTCTGTTCGCACTTCCAGCGTCGCCATAAAGGCCCAGGCCTCTTCTTCCGTGGCTGTGGCGGGAAGCCCCTTTGATTCGAGCATTGCTCTGATTTTTTTATCCATTGCTACTTCCTCCTTACTCGTTAATGGTTTGTTTGTTTCAGATCGCGCCTTGGCGTTCTGATCTGCTCCGATGGGGACCGCCGACAACTCGCGGGGCGTCCACTTGGTGGCCACCTGGACGGGACCTGTAAAGACGCGGCCTTCAATGGTCGCAGTCTGCCCTTCCGGCACCCAGACCGCTTCATCAACACGATAGCCTATCGAATAGTCGGTCAAATGGCCTTCCCGTGTTTTGATCCATGGGCTCTCCGCTTCGGGAGCGGATGAGTAATATGCGCGGCCGATCATTTCCTGGCCGGCAATACGTATCTCGCGCGCGGAACCGATGACGTTGGCCGTCTCGTACCGGCTGTGCGCGTCGAGCAAAACAAGCTGCTTGGTGGCTGGAATCTGCGCGCCGGCCATCAATAAGACTTCGCTGATGATGCCGCGGTCCCAGTCGCGGATCTGCGCCGGGGCTTCGCTGGCCATAACGACTTCGACAGACCGGTTCTTTTCGTCGAGAGAGCCGGGGCCTTCGGCGCGCAATACGATGGCGGCGCTGCGGTAGTTGGTTTGTAGGGCGTCGGTCTCTTCGCGCCGGTTCATGGCCTCTTGCCGGCGAATTTTCTTTTTTGTTCTGTTTGACATAGTAAAATCCCCCTATGCTTTGTCATTCCCGCGAAAGCGGGAATCCAGTTATTTTAATTTTATTCCCATGGCCTCAGCTAGCCGTTCGATATCTGCGCATTCCTTGAACTGATTAAAATATTCCCGACGGCGTTGAGAATTTTGTCTTTTTATTTGGCGTGCCTCATATGCCGCCTTCCGTGCTTTCCTTTTACTTCCCTGATATGCTTTATTATTGTTGAACATCTTTTGTTCCTGGTTCCCGGCCTTCGCCGGGACGACGTCTGGATTGCCCGGTCGCGCCGGGCAATGATATTTATTTTTTACGCCTCACTCCTTACACTTCACTCCTTACGCCTCACGCCTATTCAATAGCTGCCGGATTGTTCTTTTCCGGCAAATTTACATCCTCAAATTTCAATCCCATTTCATCGGCCAGATTCCGGGCGGCCAGAATTTCCTTGTAAATATCTTCCAAATCGCGGCCGCGCTCGCGGGCGACTTCCTGCGGCGATTTCAGTCCGTAGGAAATGGATTGTATCTGCGCCTTGGCCTCGCGCAAAGGATTAATGGCGTCCATTCCCGGCGGCTGGTATTCGGCGGCGTAATAACGGCGCGTATTCTGCCAGTATCCCGGAAGCGTCAGCTTTCCGGTCAATACGGCGATGTCGATTGCGGTGTTGATCGTCGGCATGGCAAACTGCCGGATGTGCCGCGCGGCTATCGGGCGGAGCTGCTGGGCAAAATCACTGCGGCAGATCTGGGCTGTGGAAAAATTCAGGTTGCGGTAATCGCCGGAAAGCAGTTCGTAAGGCGCGCCGGTTGTTACGGAAAGCATGGTCAACAGCAGCCGGACAAAAGGATCGAAAGACGTGCCGGGACGATTGCTGGAGGCCAACGATACTTCTTCGCCGGGACGCATGTATTCGATAATCGCGTTTTCCAGTTCTTCGATCTTCTGCGTATCGGTACCGTTGGCCGCCGTCTGCGTCGGCAATGGAATCTGACGCATGGACGGATCGGGCGTTTTGATGAAGGCCAGCCATTTTGCGGCCATCTTGGCGCCGTCGATTTCGGCATCCATGTAGGATTGCAGATCGTTGGCGATCAATATTCCGGGAGCGAAAGCGGGAACGCCGCGCAACTGCTGGGGACGCAGCATTTCAAATCCGTGCACGACGTTTTCCGCCTGCACATAAATTTCCTTCCCGCCGTAATTCGGATCGCAAAACCAGTAGCCTTTGACGCGGCCGGTCTTTTTGTAATATTCTATTCCCTGGCGCGTCTCGGTGGCCAGCGGATCGGCGGATATGGATATGCCGCCCGTTTGATAATTGTCATGGGATGATGTCAGCCAGTCGGCTTCATAGGCTTGCAGGGCGTAGGGAATATACTGATTAGGGACTTTATCGAAGGTCTTGACAATGATTAATTCCCCGGCTTCCACGTCCTGCCGTTTGCCCAGCCGCATCATTTCGTAATAGTGCTGCTTGCCGGCGGCATCGCATTCATCCATCCACCACTTCACGGCGTCTTCGATCTTGGTAATCGTTTTTTTGTCGCGCTTGCCCTCGGAATCTTCGACAACGGACTGGAACATGATGCCGGATCCTACGGTATAATCAACCAGGATCCTGACGGCGCGGGCCAGATAGGGGAAATCCCGGATGAGTTGGCGTTGACGGGCGCGCAAATACGGCGCCGATGCGCCGATGATATCGTTGATATTGGCATTGGTAGGCGACCAGATACCGGTAAGGCGGGTTGTCTTGGCGGCGGCATACATTTCAGCGCGCCGGCCGGCGTACTCAAGGCGCTCCCGGTCCATCCTGCGGATCAGAGCGCGGCGCGGGGAAACGATTCCAATCGTGCGGTCAATGATGTTTGCAAGTTTAGTTTCAACTGTCATAGTGGCCTTTATTTTCCTCTGTCATTTCGACCGAAGGGAGAAATCTTTTATCCCGCGTCGCTTCGCTCCCGGGATAATTCCGCTTACGCTTCGGTCTACATTGCATTTGCCCTTAGCGAGCGTCATTATACCCCACGGCCTCCCTGCTTTGCATAGGTGCGCGGGACGACCGCGCCGGTCTCGGCGTTGGCCTTGCCTTCGACAAATTCAAGCATCTTTAAAAATTCGGAATTGGATTTATAGGTGATCGTCTTCGCGCCGGTCCCGACAGAACCGACATTGGCGTCGCCGGATGCCAGTTTGTTGAGCATCGCGGTATATACTGCCGACCAGGTGGTGAAAGTTGTTGAAGCCATATAATGACACCCGCTGAAAACAAGCACCGCGCCTAACCTGAAGGTCACTGTAGGTTTGAAGCGCTGGTGGAATTACCCCTGAGCGTAAGCGAACGGGGATAAGTACCTTTAAATTCTCATTTTCATTTTCCTCCTCATAAGCCGGGCGGGGCCGGCTGCCGATACGACCACACCCGTAAAACAAAAAGAGGAGATACATGAGTGACTACAGCATACACCCCGTTTTTTTGGCAAAACGGACTTTTAAGGGTTTTTTATGGAAGTTTTGGGAAAGTTTTGGGTGTTTCTTATGGAAGTTTTGGGTGTTTTTTATGTATTTTTATTGTTGACTGTGAGCCTGCGGTATCCGAAATGCAGTGCGCGGAGACCGCTAGAGCGAACAGTCCCAGGAGCGCAGCGACGTGGGACGTGTATATTAATATAAATATCGAACCGTCCCCGAGCGTAAGCGAGCGGGGCTGTGACTCCTTTTGTCATTAATTCCATAAAATCTCAATCACTTTTTCTTCATATTCGATTGAGGTTTCTTCCCATACTGTTCCGGCTGACTCTTTACTTCCGGTTTTACTTCCGGTTTTATTTCCGGTTTTATTTCCTCGTTGATGAATTTCTTCCGCCAGTCCACGATGGCTTCCTTGTCGCTTTCCCAGATGCCGCCCAGCTTCTTGGCCGGAAAGCCCGATTCCCTGATCATCTTGATGACTGTGACTTCCGACGACGCCAGGTTGATGGAGCGGCAGAAGTCCCTGATGGCATTCATCCCGGATAAGGCTGTCTTGGCTGATTTTAATATTGCTTCGTCTGTCATAGTTACCACCTCATATTTTTATTTGGTTTGTTTTCTTTTTTTATCACGACCGGTCTTTTGCCCGGATCGGTGGGCGTTCGCGGCGCGAGAATGTTCACGCCGCCGCCCGGCCACTGCGGATGCGCCAGCGCAATGGCGCCGCAGGAGGCGTCCAGCAGGTGATTGGCCTGCCGGATTCTTTCCCAGCGCGCGATCTTTTTCTTGCGGTCCATGCGCTTTTCCTCGGCCAGGATATGTTTCGCGTAAATCTCATCGGTGTCCTTATGCAGATATAAGGGATTCTGGCCGCCGCTGATGGCCTGCTCGAAGCCGTCATGCAATAAATCCTTCACCCGTTCGGTATTGATGAGCGTCAGGTGAAACCAGTCGGGAAGTTTTTTCCCGGACGGCGTTTTCAGCAGGGCTTCGCCCTTTTTTACCAATCCGGATATCGGCCTCGATGCGCCCTTTGTCCCCCAGAGCTGGACGCCGCGATTGAAATTGGCGATGATCCACCAGTAGGTTTCCTCGGTCATAGACATGTCTTCGTCTTTCCGGCCGCCGCCGGTATCGAACGCGGCGCGCCAGATCCGCATGGCGCCGGACCCATCCGCCAAAGGATATTCCGTCTCAAAAAGAAGTTTCTCGATTTCCGCCCACGTGGCCACGCTGCCGTAATGGATGAGCCAGCCGGTAATGCCGCGGATATCGCGCCCCCACGCCCAAACGGTAAACCAGAATCCGGCCTTCTGGACGTCGGCGCAAAAAGTCAGGGCCAGCGCCGATTCGGGGACGGTCTGCTGCGCGAGATCGCACTTGGCCTTCAATATTTCCTCTTCCTTTTTCGGTTTGTCCACCTGTTCGATAAACGGCTCGGCTTTGTGCTGGTTGACAAAGACCATCTGCTTCGCCCGGTCGTCTCGGCCGCGGATCTCCGCCGCCTTCACCCGGGAGAGCGACACGAACGGCGAATACCAGGACGGTAGATGGAACGCGACGGCGATCGGATTTTCGACGATCTTGTCAGGCAGCCAGCCGTATAACGAATCCGGATTGCGCAGCCCGTCAAGGACGGCCTGGTTGCGCATATGGTCGTCCCAGAACATGCCGCAGATCTTGCACTGGTAACGCGCCAGTTTCCGGCGGATGACCTCCCGGGGGTCTTTGATGTCCTTCTCCAGAAAGATATTGTCAAAATCCATGATCTGGTAGCCGCCGCATATCGGGCATTTGGCCGTGTAACGATAGATCATGTCGGCTTCGGCCTCGATGTCCGACGCGATGCCTTCCTGCAAAACCGGCGTGGACATCTCCATCATCTTCGAGGTGTACGGAAAAGTCGTGGAACGGATTTCGGCCAGCGCGGTCGGATCGGCTTCCTTGCCGGAGAATTCATCGAACTTGTCGCGCTCGTCCAGGATAATGACGGGAACGGATTCCGAACTGAGCTCCGCCGCGGACGTCGCCCAGGCCATAATGAGATCGGCGCCGTTGATGAAACTGACGGCCAGCGCGGTAACGTCATCGAAGCGCGGGCCGAGAAGTTCCCGCAGCGCCGGCGACGCCTTGAACATCGGAATGATCCTGCGCTTGCTGATGCGTTTCGTGACCTTTTCATTCGGCATGACGTACATGACAGACAGGCTGTCATGCTCAATAGCGTAATTGATGCAATTAAAAGCGACCTGCGTCTTGGCTGATTGCGGCGCCCATTGCAGGAAGATCTTCCGGACGCTGGGCATGGTCCAGCAATGCATCGGGCCGATGGTGTACGGCGTAACGCTGTTGCGCCAGGGACCTTTGATGTTGCCGTCGGTAATGACGCGCGTCTTCTCGGCGTGCTGCCAGACGGTCATCTTTTCCTTGCGCCGGAATACCCGCCGCTCGCCTTCGGTACAGACGAAACTTTCATTTTTAAGTGCAAGCGCATTCATCAATACGTCACCGAAATATTCAGCGTCGCCGCGGCAAACCAATAAACAGCGTGTCGGACGTCGCCCTTCACCGTGTAAACAATCCCCGCGGCAATGCTCAGGATAATTAAAATCGTCGGGAAAAGTTTATTCATCGCTTTCCGGTTTCTCCATTTCCTTCGCCGCGTTAAGGATCTCGGCCGGGACCTTGCCCGCCAGGTCGACGCCGGATTCGAGTATGAGAGAAATCAATTCCGATTTTTTGCAGGTGTTGAACCGGCCGCGCTTCTTATTGAGGGTTTCATGCAAATATGCCAGCGCCTTTTCATCCGTGCTGATTCCCAGACGATCGATCAGATCCAGGCATTCCTTGGTGGTTTTCTTATCGAGATAGTCTTTCGTGATGCGCCATTCCTTGGCCAGATCAATACCCAGGTGCATGGCAATAAAGTGGCGCATATCAGGACTCGTGCCAATTTTCTGCATTATAACTTCTCTGGACGTTTCTTTGTGCACGTCTATAAGTTGCACATAATCCATTTCTATTAAACAATCCCAGATTGCTTTTTCCGGACATCCCCAGATTTCATGATCTTCGTCTGTACCGTTTCTTACGATAGCATCTAGTTCCTCATTGTAATGACAATAGTGCGGCATCCACTTTAGCGCAAACTTCTTCCAACAATCTCTATTTGAAATAAATAAGGTCATTAGTGACATGCGGAGAATTTTAATTTTATGATCAGCATCGGCGCTGCTCAACGCTTCTATCTTCTGAGGGATCTCCGTCTTATAAAATTCCTCGATAAAGAATCCGCCGTGCCAGACAACGCGCGGGACGTCGGCGGCAACGCCTTCCTGTTCGTCTATTTGATCATCGATGTTTTTCTTTTGCTTCGCGGCTTCTTTTTTCTGCGCTTCTTTTTTTCCTGCGGCGATGATTGCGTTGTAGCATGATTTATCGCCGACGCAGGATTGCTTCTGCCGGATTTCGCCTTCGACATTAATGAACGAAACAAAATAAGAGCACTCTTTGCATTTGGCGCCGGGCTTGCCTGTATAGGATTCAAAATAATGTTTTTTGTTATAATCAATATCGCCGGAAAAACGGAATCCATTGGTGCCGGTTTTTGTGCCGAATTCCTTTTTCCAGTTCGCCATATACCAGTTGTTCTGGTTCTGTTTGAAGCATTTTGGATCCAGGCACTGG